TGTACGGTGATGAGGCTGCGGAGGAGCTTAATGCTCGTCTCACCTTGCATGAGGAATGGGCCACAGAGGACAATGCACATCATAGCGTATTGAATTGGCAAAATCCTTACGGAAGCGATGGTCAACTCCAACAAGCTCCTGCCGTAACACAACCACAGATGAATCCATACCAGCAACAGCAAATGAATCCATATGGACAACAAATGCCTATGCAAGGTAACGCTAGTATGTTTAAGCCTTGGACATGGTTTGGAGTAGGAACTGGGGCAGCAGCAGCACCACAGCCTTGGCAAATGCCACCTCCACAGATAGACCAGTTGGCTAACGGAGAACAATATTATACAGCAAATGGCGGAGGGCCTCCACCATTGGCAACACAACAAGGATACACCACATTACCAGTCGGAGCAATCGGCTGGAATATGGCAGGACAACCTATCGACATGAACGGTATGGTTGTAGCAACAACAGGCGAAAAGTTGATGAATACGGCATTGAGTAGGATTCTATAATGTCGGCAATATACTGTAGTGAACAAGATGTAGCTGCTTTTTTACAAGTACCTAATTTTAGTGGCAGTACAACGCCTGCACAAGCTACAGTAGTGTCATTTATAGAAATGGCACAAGAAAGAATAAATCAACTTACAGACCACGCTTGGAACGCAGACACAACTACCAGAGGTGAAGTTACAGAAGAAAGAGTAAGAATACAAAGAGTAGACCAAGGTTCTGTAGATGTTAGAGGTAGGTTACAACTTAGACATTTTCCTATATTGGCATTAGATAATGGTCAAGGGGATATTATGAGTATATGGGAAAGTTCTAGTTATGTAGATTATTTACACCCTTCATCTGGTAAAACAGGTTCAGGAGGTCCTACAGATATAGTAGGTAAAGATTATTGGCAAGATACGACAAGAGGAATTATTTACATAAACAATTATCATGCTATAAACAATTTATTAGACAGTCCTAGTGATGTAGATGCGTATGTTACTTACAGATATGCATCAGCTAATACCCCTGCAGACATAAAGTTAGCAACTATTTATTTTACAGCAGCAACAATTGTAATGAACGATGATTTGAATTTAATGGCAGAAGGCGATGATTCTATGGATAACGCAGCTAAGTCTCAAAAGTTTGAAGACATGGCAATGAAAATTCTTAAAGACAATAGAAGACTTGACCGTAAATTTACAATGTCAAGAAGTATTGGTGGCTTTGGCGTAGGGAGGTCTACACTTTAATGACTGCAACTTACGCACTTTTAGCAGACCCAGTATCTGCAGTAGTTGATTTATTAGAAAACAACTGGACAAACGTAGCAAGTGGCGTAGGTACAACCCCAACAATAGATGAATCATGGGACATAGGTAAAAAGAATTTAAAGAACGGAGACATTATTAGGTGCTATGAAACAGCATCAAATCACGAGTTTTTAGGTATAGGTAAAGGTATTGACAAACACAATGCAACTATTACTATAGATATAGCAACAGCAAATAGTAGAGAAAGACTTAGAAAACTTTATCAAGGTGTAATACACATTATTCATGCCTCACACGCAGGCAATTTAGGAGGCAGTGCAGGCGGCACTGCATTAAACACGGATTATGCAAGCATAAAGCTTGTAAGCCGTACAGACCAGTCCGACAAGAATCGTCGCTGGTATCGTTATGTTCTTAACTGTGAAATCACAAGTTATGAGGTGGTAAATTAAAAATGGTAAAAATCACACAAAACGTAGAGGCGGCTTACGAGGAAGAAACGGGTGGTTATGGCAATCCACCTGATTCTGACTTGTTACATTTTGGTCTACTGGACACATTTGACCCTAGAGCGGTAGAGATGAACATAACTCCTGTCCCTAGCATTGGTCAGTCAACTGATGCATTTCATGCACGTGGGCCGATAGATGTTACTTTACCAATCAAAGTAGCTTGTCAAGGAGACGGCTGGCAAAAATTACTTGGTTTTGGTATAGGTAGAACTTATGCAGATGACGGTTCTAATCTAGGAATTCCTATGAAATTGACAAACTCTGTTAATTCTATGGCCGTTTTAGCTAAAGAAACTGGAGGTAATTTTACATTAGTAGGCGGTGTTGTTCCTAATGAATTAACATTAGAAGCAGATTACACTACAGGAGGATACATTACGCTAGATGCACAATGTACAGCTCAGTTTACAGAAGATTCTTCTGACGGCGATTTTAGTGCAGGATTTTATGCGGACAATTATTCTAACAATCCTTTTCCAGTAGGACCTAGTACAGACCCATTACTTCCTACAGACTTAACACTTAGTTATTCTACACAAGCAGGAAGCCCATTTACTGGCAGTGGTTTAGATACAGATATGTTAAAACTAAAAATTGCTGCAGGTAAGTATGTAGAAATAGGAGAAAGATATCTTAGAATATATGATTCAACAGGAACCTTAGATACTACATTGGCTGCAAGTGAAGCTGCCGTACCTTATGCAGGAGTTCTTGATTTAACACACGCTAGAGCAAATACAATAAATTCATTAGTTGCAAGAATTAATGCAGTATACTCTGGTGATGGGACTAGTGAAGCAGGCTCTGGAGCTGGCAACGATGCTTCTGTTAATTTATTAAAAGGAATATATCAAACAACTGGTGCAACTTTTAAAGAAATAGGTGGTATACAGTCAAGTTCTGCTAGTGGTGCAGAAGGAGATATGGCTGAGTTTTCAAACCTTAAAACTGTATCATTAAAGTTAACAAACAACAATACTCCTATTCCCGGTAAAACAGGAACTACTTGGTTACAAAACAATAAAATTTCAAGAGGTAAAGCAGACGTAACATTAGACCTTACAATGACTGCAGAAAATGATTTTTTATATGAGAAGTATAAACAGAATATTTCGATTCCATTAGTTAGATTAGATTTCGGTACCTCTGGTTCAATAGCGTTGACAAACGGAACTATAACGTCTTTCTCAAGACCATTGTCTCCCGGCGGTGAAATAGTTGATACAATGTCTATTAAATTTAGAGGTGCTGGAGATTACAAAGATTTCAGTGCATATGCAATAAGCGCAGATTGGACTGTATAGGTAGGTTAGATGGCAAGAGTCAGAGGTCAGTTAGACGCCCCTCTACTTGACGTAGGAGCAGTAAGAGAAGATTACTGGGAACGCAAGGAGATATTACTGCCAAGTTTATCAAGACTCTACAAACCTAAAGGTTGGAGAAGATGGTTTTACAAAGAACAAGCACCTAAGATTGTAATCAAAAGATTAACACAATCAGATTGGGATGAAATAGAAAATAAAAATTTTGCATTACGTGCAGAAATGGAAGACGAAGCGCAGCGTCTTGCACCTATTATTCAAAAATATAATGCAGGTAGAAATTTGTCAAGTAGTGAATCGCGAGAGTTAGAAGAGTATGGAATGAGTATGCGTCCTGTAACTTATAATATGTTACAATTAATTATTGATGAACCTAAAATGTCTTTTGATGATGTTAAATATATGATGGAGATATTAGATGATTTTGATACCGACACATTAATTAGTTATGTAAGTATGATGACTTCTGAAAAAGCAAATGTAATGAAACGCATTTATGATAAAAGAATGCGAGAGTCGGAGATGATTAGTCAATAATGGCCGAATCAGATAAGATGTTAATAGCAGTTGAGTTTGATGCTAATGGTGCAATTAAAGGCGCTGAAATATTAGATACTAAATTTGACAAGTTAGGAAACACATTACGTAAAGGTAAAGCTCGTACTGAAGGTATGACGGCAGCACAAGAAAAATTAACTACTGCACAACAGAAAGGTGCTAGAAGTACAACTGAACAAAATGTTAAATCAATAGCTAAACTTGCAGCTTTAGAAGCTACTACTAGTGCAATTAACCAAGGAATTTCTGCACGATATAAACAAATAGATGCAGACGTCGCTGCAGGAAAAATATCCGCAGAAGAAGGTGAGCGACTTAGAAAAAAATGGAAACAGTATGAAAAAGTTACTGGTTCTCTCGAAATATTAATTGCAGCCGAACGTCTTAGAACTGTTGGTTTAATGTTTATGACTTCAGCTACTACTAAATCAACTCATGCAACAAACGCAAACACTGCAGCAACAAACAAAAACACTCTAGCAACATTAAAAAATCCATATGTAATAATGGGATTGGCTATAGCTGCAGTAGTTCTTATGTTAGTAAGATTTTGGCAACAATCAGGAGCTGTGCGTAGACGTTTAGAAGATGTAGGTGAAGTTTTAGATAAAATTACTGGCAAATGGAATGGTCTTAAAGATGCAGTTAGAGCAGTTATTCCAGACTTAGCAACAAGTGAAGCGGTGCTTGGTTCAGCAAATATAACAGGAGATACATTTAGATGAGCAAAATACTTACTACAAGTTCATTTATAGACACGGATGACAAAGCTGGTTTTCTTGTATGGAGAGGTTTAGAATATAATCAAACAGATGGTCACAGTAGTGGAGATAATCTTAAAATGGGATTTGACCCAAACCATGGTTCTGATGATGAAAAAACACAAATGATATTTTTTAGATTTAATATACCTGACCAAGCAGACTATGGTATTCCAGACAATGCAATTATTGAAGGTTTAAAGTTAAGATTAACTGTCGCTAGTGTTAGTGGTGGTCCTTCTGGCCCTTCAACATTTGTTTGTAAAGCCTTTACTGTTAAACCAGAATATATTGCTTGGGTAGAGGGTGTTGCTACTGGACAAAAATACGATGGAGTGTCTACTTGGGATATTAGATTTGATACTACTCCTACAGAAAATCAAGTGTATCAAACGCTTTTAGATTCTCAAACTGTTTCGTATAGTGCAGGTACGGGACAGGTTAAAGATTTTAACTTAGAGTTTTTTATTCAACGTGAACAAAAAAACTTTGGAGACCGTGTTGATATTGCTCTTTATCAAACAACAGATGATGATGGCCGAGGATTTGAATGGGAAGATGCAAACAACAATGAAATGCCTTCAGTTGCAGTAGTTTACTCAGTACCTAAACCAACGTCCCCACAAATGGCTATAGCTGCTGCGGATGATGGTGTTAATGCAATAATTACGCCAACAAAGCATGCAGATAGCGAAGATTTGCAATCGTACATATTTGCGTATAATACAACGTTTGGGTCATTAGCATTTAATTCAAACGCAATCACTACTACAGATACTGGTGCGCCCTCTTATTCTACAAAAGCATTATGGGCTGGAGCTACGCCTCCTTTAGCAAATGAAAACGATACTTATTATCTTAAAGTGTTTGCACAAGATTCTGTGCATACAAACGCTAATGCAGCTACTAGTAATGTGTTCAAGGCGACAAGACCTGCTATACATTCTGTAGCTACTTCTGGATTTGATAAAACAGGAGACACAGGTTCAATGGTTGTTACTGCTGCTACTAGTGGGGATTGGTCTAGTAACGGCGCTGCAGCATTAAAATATCTTTATGTTAATTGGGATGGTCCCGCAACAGGAGCAAGTATAGATGACGCTGGAGTTTCTAAAATAGAAATAACTGCAGAGAATGCAACATCTATAACTCGTACTCATACATATTCTACAGCAAATACAAAGTATGTTTGGGTTGCATTAGAAGACACATTAGGATTTAGGTCTGGTTTTCATAGAATTGATGATGATGACAATGGCAACGGTGTTGATGACGGTAACATAGCTACTAATGGTGATTTGCCAGCCCCTGCTGCTACAGCACCAACTGCTGCAGCTACAGTAAGTAAGAAAACTAATTTACACGTTAAGTATGGATTGTTAGATGATGTTAATGTAATAGGTGGTGTTAAATCAGTTGCAGGAGTTTCAAACAGTCAAATTTATCATTACTTGTGGCAACACGCAAACACTACTTCTATTGTTACGGCTTATCCTACGGCTAATGATAATTCATTCTTTCAAGATATTTCGGACTTAGTAAGATGTAATTGTAATTGGGGTGCAGGAGATGGCAGTGCAACTGATATGAGCGATGCCGTGTTAACTGTATATGGCTTAGCATCTTTTTATGATAACAATGGAACTGATACGCCTACAGCAGACAATACTTCAGATTTTGCAGCAAGCGGATTTTACAAAATGGCTAAAAGCGAAATTTCACCAATTCACACTAATCCTGCTAACGGTGGTGCTTATGGTGCTACATCAACTAATTATTTTAAAAGAATTGATATGATAGCAGTTACAACAAGGCCTGCTAATGAAAGCAACACATATCCTGTGTTCTACAACGTAGTTAATACTTCTGGAACTGTTGGTGTAATAAACAACAAATTGTGTACAATACCAAATAACAACTTTTGGGGAGGTTATGTAACTACAAACATATCAAGTGGGACAACAAACACAACATCTAATTATATACAAAAAACAGGTACTGATTTCTTTTCATTAGGTTTTAGAGTAAATATGAAAGTGTTTGTTACTTGGGCCACAGACACTTCATTAAATGGCGTATATACAATCAAATCAATGTTATCTAGTGGCAATAGAATAACATTTAGAGAAGACATTACTGGTTCAATAGGCGTGCAAAACATAACTATGACTTCAGATACAAGAGAACACGTGTCAGTACCATACGTTTCATACAGCACATCTTCTAATGATTTCCATGATTTTACGTTAAGCGTAAGTCAAAATAGAGACGCTTCTTCATTAGCAACAAATGATATTTCAGTTAATCAAAGAGTTGCTGAAGAATTAGATTTAGAAACATTAGCAGATAATGGACACATTGCAATATTAAATTCTAGGATTGATAGACAAGGAGGCATAACTGCAAAGATGCCATTAGGAGATATTAGTTATCCTTCAGGAATAACTAGAACAAACATAGGCACACCCTCATTATCATTACAAATAAGGATACTAACACAAACGGGATTAAGGGCAATGTTAGCATTTGTAGATTCAAATAGATATGATTGGGCATATATAGACAGTGATAGAATTGATAGCCCTGCCAATGCTAACCGTACATATTTGTTAAAGTTAAATGCAGGCAACATAACTAAAAGTCCAGATGAAGCCACACAATATATTGCAGAGATATCGTGTATTATTATTGGTGAAAAAATTTAATGGCAACTATCTTTGCATCACCATATTTAGTTGATGTACTTTTAACTGTAGACGGTAAAGATTGTTCTTTTACAATATCAAGAGCAGTTTACAATAGAACTTACAATAAAGCCTCTACTTTAGTTTTAGAAATAATAGGTTCTTATTCTTTAGACTTATTTCACATTGGGGCTGCGGTGTCAATTAAAGCTGCTAAAGGTGTTGGTGAAGGTGCAAACACACGAGACAATCCACCTGCAGATACAAGAACATTACATTTTGAAGGGTTTGTTCGCCTTATCAGGCCTACAGAAAATGGAGGCACAGTTACAATAGCTGATGCATTATCATTGCTATCTACTTCACAAATAAAAGAATTTAATAAGAATGATTATCTAGGTAGAGATATGTATTATGCGGCTGCTTCTGTTATTGATGATTTAAATAATGAAGCTACATCTAATGGTGATACATTAGGATTCTACGATTTTTATGGCGGTAAATGGTTAGACACTTCTAGGCTCAAACAAGGATGTGATTTATCAATAACAGATGATTTGAATATATTTGGTTATCAAACATCTAAACAATTTATTGATAAGATATTTGCTAATCTATATAAGAAAATAGATGCATCCGATAATTTAGCTAATGAGTATCAAGAAAACAAAGTTTACTACTTGCCTTATTATTATAATATATCTTATGGTAATGTTGTAGATTTTTACACTATAGACTTATACAATAACGCACCACGCATAACATTAGAACTAAATGAGAATAATCCATACATAGTAAAAGATAGTATGTCAACACAGATAGATACGACAAGACAAGTAAACAGTGCAACAGTAGTTAGTACACTAGATAGTTCTATATTTGCTAGGTATGATGATACTGCATCACAAGCATTGTATGGAGTAAAAGCAGCTAAGTATACATCATCATCAACAGAGTATGATTTCTTAGAAGACGTTGCTCGTAGGTATGTAGAAAGATATAAGTCTCCTAGTTATTCATATACACTATCAATACGTCATCAGTTGTTATTATCACCCGGTGATACAATTAGAGTGTTATTACCTACAGCAGGTGTAGATGAAATACTACCTGTACTTGAAGTTAGTACAGCAATAGAAAATGGTTATACTGAGCAAAGAATTACCTTTGGTGAAAGGAGATTACCATCATCAGAACTGTTAACTCAACTACTAGATAAGTAGAGACAGACACCTTCATTTCCACTGGAACTTTTTTAATAAAATAAAGACTTTATTCTTGTTTTTTCAAACAACCCGCCGCATTAGCTGAGGGTTAAACTTACACTTTACAAGCACAAATTAGCTTCAAACAACAAAAGCCTAAGGTTTAAACTTGCAGACAGTCATCCAAAAATCTCCAGTGGAAGCAAAGGTGTGTGTCTGTCATACAAATCTTTATATAGACCATGCGCCATAACTAAGATACTCAAATGTAAAACACAGGTGATACAATGATAAAACAAGTAACAATAAAGTTAGGAGCAACGACTCCTACAGACAAGCAATATGAGTCAGCAAGGGCTGACATAGAAACAACTTATACTATAAGTGAAGAAGATGCTTTGGATTTAGACAAGGCAATGGAAGTACATGAGTATGAGCTAAGACGCGCAAGGATACACCTTAAAGACGCGTTAAGGACTGTTAAAGATGAGTTGGCTGGGGTAGTACCCAAAGAGGCTGGCAAGGCCTTAAAAGCCTCAGAAGCTAAGAAACTCAAAGAACTACTAAGACAGTATGGAGATGACTAATGATTAAGATAGCAGTTATTCATCATATGTTAGGTTATGCAGATGGTAAGAAATTAATTAAAACTTTAATAAGAGAAGATTATAAAGCAGGTTATGAAAGCTATAGATTTACAGATAAAGACATAGAAGATACTCTTAATGCTTTAGCAAAAATGGATGAAGAAGAATACGGAGATTGTGATTGGGAAGAAGATTTGCCGTGGTATGTGGAGGAAGACAATGAGTAAGATAGAAGTTAACAAGCAGAAGTATTTGCTTATGTGTATTGATATTCTAAAGTCTCCTGATGGTTTAGTTAATCCTATGACAAAGGAATTTGCAGAAGAAGAGATATTGAGGTTGTCCCAATGAATTGTACTAAGTGTCAAGACGGTACTTCTCTTGTAGCAAGTATTGAAGGTTATGCTATGTATAGTTGTAATGCGTGTGGGTTGTCTCATGCCTTATAGTAATTGCTTTAGCTGTAAACAGGAAGGACACATAACACGGCTTGATGTTCCGACACAAGGACACCACAAGTATTGTAAGTCTTGTTTAACAGGAAGGAAAGTTGACAAACTACTAAAAGCTATACAAGAGTTTTCAGATTTCATTAAGGAGCTTTAAATGGGAAAGGTCATAAGGAATAGAGGCGTAAGAGAATTGCGCACGACGATTTATTCACAAATTACGTGTTCGTTCATTGAACACCTTATGGCCCCCAAAATATGAGCTGTAAACATGAAGCACAAGTGTGTAACGATAAAGGATGGCAGTGTGTCATCTGTAAACAAATAGTAAAGGACTTCTAATGTTCTATGTATTGAGATGCCCTAGATGTTATACATTTAGGGCAGGGAGCGACAAGAATAAATCTTGGAGATGTTTCAAGTGTAACTATAGTATGAATAGAAAGAATACTAAGGTACAGGCTAAGACATTGACAGTAGAAGAGACACAAGAGGTCATTAGAAAGCTAAAGTCGTAAGGGTTAAACATCCATCCATCCGATTCCGCGCGGCTTATTCGTTCGGAAATTCGGATTTAAAAAGAGTTTGATTTTCGTTTGTTCGATTTCTTTTTGCCATAATGCTTCTTTTTAATTGAATCAGCATTGATTTAAATTCAGAATCTTCAAGGACAACTTTATTTTCAGATTCTCCATAATAGATTTCTCTTAGTTGCTTGTAGCGTTCTATTTGTTTTTTGTAATTCATAAATGTAAGGTGTCAAGGTGGCTTTGCCAACGGCACACAGGAATCAATTTCACCTGTTTGGATAATGGTTTGGGCTACCCCATTCGTGTAACCTCGCCACCATGTGACTGTAAAGTTCGCCGCCAACATTGTTATTTACGCTCTCCTTTCGACAGGCCTATTCTAGGGCAGCAACTCCCTACAATAGTTGTAAGCGCGTTGGCGACTGAACGCTAGTGACCTCCCAAACTATTACCGTCAAGAGTGAGGTAGCGAACCTCAACACACAAATCGACTCAAAGGTTACCTCCTGTATAGTCGCGGACATCAAGGAGCTTTCGTAGGGTACTGCCTACCTTAGGTTCATTGTTTAGTATTGCGTCTTAAATTAGCATAACGGAAGGTCTATATAAGAACTGTGGCGTAATAGTTAATTAGGGCGAAAAGCCTAAATGTATTTTAGACAATTAGGTTATTAGGATATTAGGGACGATAGGTTGTTTAGGCGTATTGGATATTAGGGTTTTAGGATAATTGCCTAATAGGGTTTTAGGGTTTTTGGGGGTGAAAACGTGCATTTTAAGGCCGTTTCCTGCGCCAAAGTACTATGTCAAGCACAGTCACAACAGGAATGTCTATATACACCTCAAGAATGCTTTAATATGATTTTAGCTATTTTAGTATATATACTCGTTTATATACACCCATTTAGCCTTTTATATACTCCCTTCCAGAAAATAGGTTAGACCACCAACTATATATAGACCCCTCGTCTCTGTGATTTTATGAACGAAGGCGTTTGGAGAAATAGGTTACAAAAAGACGGTAACCTAAAAGTCAGCGACGAATTCGATTTGGGTTATGAACTAAATCGTATTCCAGTAAAAGGTGAAATGAAACCTTTGAAAATCTACAAGGGTAGAGTAAGAATGTATAACTTTGAATTTGAAGTTGAGGCTTTAGATTCAGATGACGCAGCAGATAAGATGCTTCGTGAGGCGACCAGTAATTTAGTTGTTTCAGATATGGTCTGTCTACAAGACGAAGACAATAAGAAATCAATCAGAGTAGTATGGGAGAACCAATTCTAATGGGGTCTTTCGGATTTCACTGTGCTGAATGTGATGTGCCTATGTTGAGCGATGGGCCTACAAGGCACTGTCACTGTTTTAAGTGTGAAGAGGATTTTGTAGACAATGAGGAATTAGGAGGATGTAAATCAGTTAATTATCTTATGTCTCCTGATGGAGAGGTTTACGAGGAAAAGAACTACGAAGGCTATGGAATGTACGGCGGAAAGGATGCTTATGCACTACTAGCACAAACCAATGTCGAGGCAGTAAGAGAGTGGTACAATGACCCTGAATGGGAACCCTCGGGAGATAATGATGAGGATAGAGGGGCAGGTATAGATTTGTCTATGGGAAATAGGCCAAAGACTCATGATGAAATCAAGCAAATGGTTTTTGAAGGAATCACAGTAACTAAGGAAAATATCTATCATTATGCTAGGGATTTAATTAAGAATCCATTAAGGATAGTTTGTGAAAAGTGTTACACCGAAGGTCAATATAGTAATCCTATTACTCATTACGACCAAATGGACGATTATCAATACAGTAGAGGCCACAAAGACCAAAGTTGGACAGATGCACATGATACAGAAGTAGGTTGGGTTTGTAACGGGTGTTATGGATGGTGAGCTATATGTGTCCCGATTGCGGTGAGAGATGTGATGAGACAATCATAGTTAGAGGAGTATTTGGTGAAGATGAAGTATGTAGGTGGTGTCATGAAACTGATTGAGGTTATTGAATGAAGATGGCCGAAATAGATGCAGGTCTTAGGAAGTGGAAAGTCTATATAGAAAAGAAGAAAAAAGAGATATTGGAGGATTGAACATAGTCTTTATATAGACCTATGGTTATGGTAAATTATGAGCGAAACACAGGAACTATACGCATACAAAATAATAACTTACCAAAGATATTATGGCAGCTGGTCAAAAACGGACGATGTCCAATTTATGACCATATCAGAATTTCACGATTCTGAGATACTCCAAAATACTAAGAAGTATAATGAGTTTGTAGAAGAACACGGGAATCTAACTCCCGAACTTTTAGAAACTCTGACAAAGTCAGGTAATGACCCACACTTTCCTAAAGTAAGAGTCAATGGTGGCCCTAAGTTATTCTCAGAACGCGAATACTATGAGGCTAAGGCTGTCGTAAAGAACTACGAGTCCAATATGGAGTCAGTCATAGATGTAGACGGTCTTTTGACCACTACAGAGGCTGAATTTGACCGTGCTATGATATATGAGGCAACCTCACAGGCAAAGAAGGTTATGGTAGCTTACGAGAAGCAATTAGAGACCGAAAAGTTGCTTGATGAGATGATGCCAAACTGGAGGAACAAATAATGAAACAACAATTAGTTCAACCGTTGCCAGAAAATAAGGCGACAAGAATAAAACTAGTAAGAGACATAATATTAGATTTAGCGGATAGTTTAGAAACAAAAGATGACCTATGGGAAGCATGGAAGGAATGTAACAGGTCAATGAGTTATCTAAGTGCTAAACATACAATCGCAGAAACAAAGGAGGATTATTTAATAGATAGAAATAAGGATTAGGTATCTATATGGGTACATAGCTTCGTTCTATGTCCTCGCGCGTATGCGTAGGATGGCGGAGGGTCGTAAGGCCCAATGATGCTAATCTTATGCTATAGTAGTTATTCTACTTGTCGGGGTCAGAACGGGAAGCCCCAATCTCTATCCCGAAGGAGTATATATACCTTTGGGTGGGGAATATTTTTTTAAAAACTGCAAGGGTTAAACATCCATCCATCCCATCTTCTCAACCCTACTAATAGTAGTAGGGTCTTGGGTGGCGTTTAAAGTTACCCAAATCACCATAGGCGAAGGGCTATATATACTTATGGGTCAAACCAATATGAACACAACCTTTATATAGACCTACTGTATAGGTATATTATGAGCGAACAAATAATGTTTGGAAAAGGCATATACGAAATGACAAAGGATGAAATGAGAAGTTGTATTTTTCAGCTTAGGCGAGAAGTCCAATTTCAAGAAGACTGCAAGGACTGTGCGGAAGAAAAACTTGAGATAGCAAAATCTCAAGGCTTCTTTGACGGGTATTATTTTACTTGGAAAGAAGAAGCTTGGGTCAAAAAAGAATAGGCCAAGACCCTAATACAAGGGGGTATATATACTTATGCCCCGCTTTGTATTTTTTATTTTCCAAGGGTTAAATATCTATCTATCCTCTTCTTATAGGCCAAACTCCTTTTGCAGGAATTTAGCCATATTACCAGAGGCGGAGGTCTATATAAAGCTTTCGGCCAAAGCCTAATGACCGTAACCCTTATATACACCCTTGCTTATGGTATATTATGAACGGATACGAAGAACTGTATAATGCAGTAAAAGAACATGAGCCAAGATTGACAGATGACGACTTTAGTATGATATCTGAGAACGGCGCCGACTGGGGCGTTATGGGTTTTACCTACTACAGGGACACCCTTAAGTTTTATGATAATAATAGAGTCCTTATTGAAGACTTCTTAATAACAGAGGCAGAGGAACACGGTTTAAAGAATATGTTTGAATTGCCTACACTAGGACGTTTAACAGTGAAGACAATCACAGACTTTAAAAACTTTGCAGCATGGTATATACTCGAAACCGTAGCACATCAATATAGTGATTACGGAACACCTGCACACGGTGGTATAGGAGGCGCACCAGAATATAATTAAGTCGCAAACACCATATAGGAAGGGGTATATATACTTATGCCCCAGACTTTTTTATTTTAAAACTCCAAGGGTTAAATATCTATCTATCCCTTCCCTGCGCCCTTATACAAAAGGCTAGGTAGGCCCGAAGGCCCACCACCCTTTTTTAGGCCTTTAAAGGCCCTTTACTTGCTTCCAAGTCTTTCTGGAGGCTAAATCCATTTGCCACGGATATTCACCGTCTTTAAGGCCTCGGAAACGGCCAACCCACTCGTTAAAGTAGACTGTGTCGTGTTCAGGTTTTTTGTTAAACCTTTTTTCAAACCATGTTTTTATCAACTCAAATTCGGCTTCGTTCATTATACCCTATAAGGGAGGGGGTATATATACCTTACGGTGCTACTTATTTTTGAGTAAAAAGCCAAGGGTTAAACAGGGGCATTTTGGCAAAAAGGGTTTTGGGGGGATTGCCCAAATACCCAAATGGGTAATTAGGCGGATTCCCCAAGTACCCAAGTACCCAAATGGGCAATTAGGATAAATCAAGGATTTTCCCATAAGCGGCTGCGTTTTTAAAATTTTGGGTGCCAATAATTAGGCCGTGGCTTTTATATGCACTAACGCCCTGAGAAAATTATGACAAAAGTGAATAAGTCTGTAATTAGCCAGCAAAAATGCGTCATTTGTCGAGGACAAATTGAGGTAAAGACACATGTTAGAAACGGTAGATTAGAAATCTATTGGACGCATGGAAACAACGCCCAGCCAGTCATGGAAGGTCAATGTTGTGATGTCTGTAATGAATCCGTTGTATTGCCTGCTAGAATGGCCAATATAGGAGGTTTCTAATGAGTTTGAGAACCTTTGCCAATGATGAAGTAAACCACCTTCAAAACACGCTAGAGCAATATCACAAAGTGTTTGACCATCTACTAAGTTTCCTATCAGAGTCTCAATGGCGCCAAGCAATAGAAGATTCATTAAAGGATGAAGATTTAAACTATTCCATTATGGAAGATGTATTCTGTGATTATGTTGAAGAATATGATATTCATAATATTAACACAGATGAAGTAATCCTTTCAGCCTGCTACAATATCAGAAAGCTTGATACTATACTAGGAGATTCGCCAGAGTTAGAAAACTCACCATATGAAATCATCATAAAGAATATCCAAAGCAAGATAGACAGGCAAAACGAGATACATGAAAAGATAAATAAAATGGCGGAGGAAATAAACAAAGAAGAATAAACAATTTGGCTAACCTCCTGAGCATGAGGTAAAACTGCTCATCTTTTTTTTCAACCACCCCACCAATCATGTAGACGGGTACCCAGATATCATATAAGGGTAGGTAATCTATAAATTTTTTATATTTTTGTACCATAAGTATATATAGTCCTTTATATGATGTATATACATGGTATGGTCAAAGACTAGAGATAGGCCTAAGAGATATTTGATTTCTGTAGGGCGAGACAAGTTAAGAGAGAAAGTCATGGGGGATTTATGGAAGATAGTAGAGTCAGAGGGTTCTTCGATGGCAGACGAGGTATGGGATGCTTTGTATATGCATGTAGAGAGGCACAAGAAGCTAGAGCCTGAGGATGATGGTGGAGATGGCAGGATACATATGGACAACGAGTTTAATGATGTAGTAGCTAATGAGGCTTATGATGCTCAGGAGAAGGTTGTTGAGGAGGTATTGGATGCTGAGCGTAGAGTCGAGCGAAGAATGGCAACGAGCGATATGTTTAGAAATAGCGGAGGCCAATGAGCGAAGGAAAGGTAGGCAGACCTAGTACGTATAGTTTAGCAGATAAGCAGGAGGCTTTTGGTATGTACTTGAATGGTATGAGTTATAGGGCTATTGCAGATGAGTTGAATAAGCGTTATGATTGGGGTTTGAGTATGCGAACTGTACAGAAGTGGGCAGCTAAGATGGGTTGGAAAGAACAACTTACGGAGGTAGAGCATGATTTGGCAGAGGAGGTTAAGCGCACGGTAGTGAAGGATGTTGGCGCACGTATGGCTGAGGTTGAGGAAGTAAGGCAGGAATTTTTGGGCCGCCTACGGCAGGGTAATGCGGAGATACGCGGGCATGAGTTTGCTAAGATGACGGAGATGTTGAACAGCATGGGTGATGTGCAGAAAGAGAAGGATGAGTTGGTGATGCATATTAACGAGTGTATACAGCAGGCGTTGGAGGACACGGATATACCTAGGGCAAAGAAGCAGCATTTTTTGCGGACATATATTGCGTTGTTGCGGGGTGACTTAGATGGCTAAGCGTAATGGTTTGAGTGGTGGTCATGTTGCAGGCAAGCGTAATCATACGTTTACTCAGGCAGATATAGACCGTACGATACGGTATATGGATATACGGGCATATTGTTTGAAAAAGATGAAAAACACACAGGAGTACAGGGACAAGCATTTGCAGGTGAATGCAGACAACTTGAAGGTGTATATGCAGGGTTTTTTTGATGCTTGTGATGATTTCCTTGGTTGGATGGAAGGGAGGATAGACCAATGAGTGATGCTACGCATCAGGATGTGTGGACTGTTGTTTTGCATGAGATAATGATGCACGTTCAGAAGTTTGTTGATGATAATCCGATGGATTACAAGAAGAAGGAACTTAAGGCGTACACGACGGCGTTGGGTATGGTGTCTATACTTTGCAAGAATATGATAGAAGACATAAACAGGGAGCCAGAGAATGTGGAGGTGTAAAGCGTGTGGAATGGTAGTAACACCGATAGATGTAGAGGCTCATGGTGGATTTTGTAAGGAGTGTCGCAATGAATAGTTTTTTAGCATTATTTTTAATGGTTGCATTTTTTATTGCGGGATTTTGGCTTGGGGTAAATACATATAGGGAGCAGATAAAGAAGAGATTATGAGAAGACGTCATGTTGCTAGTGAGGTACACCACATGACTATGTGTGGTCATGAGACGACGTATCAGGAGTATGAGAAGATGAAGAAGCGAGATTTGAAGCACGTCAATTGTAAGAAGTGTTTGGAGTTATTGAAATGAAATGGAAGTTTAATTGCTTTGTATGTGGCGAGACGTGGCAAGAGGAACACAGAAAGTTGCACAAAGATGATTTTATATTTAGTGAAAAGAAGGAAGGTCGTCCTATGTTAGATTGTTATAAGTGCAAGATGCACGAGATATATACGCCGTTGATGGGGGAGTTAGTTGGTAACCGTGGGTGATTATAGAGATAGAGTGATTCACAAGTACATGGGTCGTTCGTTTTGGACGATGTGTGGTCGTTATGTGGATGATACAACAGGATTGATGAATGTGACGGCATCTGATAAGGAACATGAGGTAAATTGTTTGGCTTGCAGGAGATTTATTGATGAATAGATACGCGGTTCAGGAGCAGCGCAACAAAGTAAGTCGTTTGTTACGTACAAGCAATAGAAACAGGAATGCGATGCGTTGGAGTAAGAACGAGACAGAGTCTCATATAGACATGAAGTTTGCGATTTGCAAGCAATTGAAACAATGGGGGCATGAGTTTTACACAGAGGCTGTGTTTGAGCCGTCAGGATTGCGTGCGGATGTTATAGATGCTGATTCAGGTATTGTTTACGAGGTTGTAAATACAGAAGGCAGTGATTCGATATTGAAGAAGCAGCATATGTATCCGTTAGAGATACGTGTTGTTAATGCAAACCAAAAATTTACTAAGGAGTTATTGTTATGAACAACAACTTTGAGGATGATTTAGAAGACGGTCAGATGGGTGAACGTGCAGTTCGACATTTTGTAGAGACTGAATGGCACAAGAAGTTTATTACTTATGGTAACACGTCAGCATTTGACATAATGTTTCAAAACAACCGTCAGAAGCCCGTATTTTTTGAAGTAAAAACAGATATGTTTGAAAAGGATTGGGACAAGGGCGGTACTGGTAACATGGCAATAGAGTACAAGTGTCGTGGTAAGGATAGTGGAATCAAGACAACCTTGTCAGATTGGTTTGCATATTATTTTCCTAACTTAAGTGAGAATCATTTATGGATAATTCGTATGGACAAGTTGAAGGAATTGATAAAGGACAACAAATTTAAGACAGTATCTGCTGGTGAGCCTGATGAGAAGACAGGAAAAAAGGTAAGTCGTTGTTATTTGATACCTCGGTTTGATTTTCGCGGATATTTTACAGTAAGTACGTTTGACGGAGAAAGGTGGTTACCATCATTAGATTGATTAAAGATGGAAAAGTTATCGAGGAAACAAATGATTTGCATTATATGCACGAACAACTTATAATTCATGACAAAGATGTTAAAGACATAGTTATAACTGTCCGTAAACACAAGTAATGGACCATAGCAAACACATAACTCAGGCAATCGCAGGTGCTTTGGAGATAATGAACGAGCAGCCACTGAGTTTGAATGAGTTCATAGATGAGGTGATGCGAGATTATATGGACCAAGAGCCGGGAACTTATGTTCCTTTGGGAGATATGCACAATCAGTGGGAAGAAAACTTTAACAAGGGAGAATTTGCATCAATAATTTGTGCAAGAGGTCACTTGAAGACGACATGGGGTCTGTGTGTGTTGGCATATTATATGCACAAGCAGCCGAATTTCAGGGCTTTGTATATTTCAGCGACATTGGAGCAGGCTTGGGATAAGTTAGAGCAGTTTGAGGAATTATGTAAGAGGTCTTGGCGTCTTAGTGGGTTTTTACAGAAGGCAGATGATAGGAAGGTGACAATACGCAAAAGTGCAAAGAGGTTTAACAATGGTAGTAGGGTAGCTGCTGCAAGTATTGGTAAGGCGTTGGAAGGACCTCACGTTCATATGATTATTTTGGACGACGTTTTGCAGGAGTTTCCAAATTTGACAGATGAAAAAGTTATTCATTACGTTCAGAGGGTTGTAATGCCGATGAGGTTACCAGATTCTAAGATGTTGCTTGTAGGTACTCAAAAACGAGTAGGCGACATAACGGACTGGGTATCTGAGAGTTCCGAGTGGAATGTAGTAAGACATCCTGCGTTGTTGGAGGATGGTACTCCGCGTTGGCCAGAGTATTGGAATCAGGAAAGATTAGATACGGAAAAGGAGACAATGGGAAGTAGGGCGTTTGAGTCTGAGTATATGCTAAATCCTTTGGACCCAGAGAGTGCAGTTATTCCTTATGAGGTGCTTCAGCGTTGTTTAGATGAGAATCTTGATATGGGGTTGCCAGAGTACAATGAAGATATAAGCGTCGTAATGGGCGTTGACTTAGCTGTGGGTATGAACAGTCAGAATGATGAGACAAGCTACTGTCTTGTGGCTTATAATAAGCGTACGGAACATCGTAGGCTTTTATACAGTTGGACAGGTAAGGTAATGGCACAGGGTTCGGGTTGGTTAGAGACTCAGGTGTTAAAGATACGCGAGCTTGCAAAACGTTTTAATCCAGACACGATAATGATAGAATCGAATGGGTATCAGAGACTGGTTGTACATAGCGCGAGTGACTTGGCGGGTCTTCCTGTCGAAGGTCACAACACGGGAAGAGAAAAGCACTCACACGACGTGGGCATACCGGGGTTGGCCTTGGAGTTTGAGAAAGAAAGATACCAGATTCCATGGCAGAAAGAAATAAGGGAAGCAAGCAGGCCGGGACCTAGAAAGTTAACAGATGGGTTGAGTAGGTTGGTTTATGGCAAGAATGGAAGATTAGAGGGTCACACGCCTGATGCAGTTATGGCGTTATGGATGTGTGAGTTAGCGATTAAAAACAAGAACAAACGCGGACTTGCGTATGTTAGTTGGGATTACATATAGAAAAGGTTATATACATCAAGCACATACGAGACATCCAACCAGACTATGAAAAAGCGAACGAGGTTGGAAATTTATGGAATTAGTGACTCTACCAAAGAGGGCCTTAAAGAGATTGCTAAGGCGGAGAATGTTCCCACGGGCGTCCTAGTGGAACCAGTCCTTAGAAGGTATGTTCGGGAGTATCGTGGGCGATAAGCGAGATAGGTATAGGATTCCTAGAGGGGTCAAGAAAGAAGCGTTACAGGGTAGAGATTTGAGAGCTATGCATGGATATGGTGGTGGAAAGGTTACAAAGGCTATTAACAGAAAATTAAGATATCAGAAAGACGTAGGATATAAAACGGCAGTTAAGATTGATACATATTACAGAAGGCATGAGAAGGTAGACCCTCCAGCTGAGAATTTTAATAATAAAAAAAACCCAAGTAAGGGTTTGATAATGTGGAAGATGATGGGTGGCAATGCAGGTCACAGTTGGAGTAAAAGACTTAAGAAAAGTCTTGATGTAATACAAAAAAAGGAAAAGCTTAATAAGATAATTACTACAGTAGAGGCGATACAACTTGGCATGGTACGATAGGATTTTGGGACGAAAGCCAGTGCGGAAGCGTTCCGCGTTAGAAAAATTGCTAGAGAAAAACACAGCTACTGTTAATAAAGAGGCAAGAACGCCTGCTTATGGTACGGCAGGAACTAATCGTGCGTTTAAGGCAGATATACTTCCTCCAGTAGACCAAAATTATTTAGAACAATTAGCTGACAGGTATTCTCATCTCAGAACCGTAATCACTCGAATAGCTTCTCAATCCGTGGCG